CAAAAGAATATAAATCTTGAGATTTACCAAATTCAATAGGTTTAATTTTTATATCAGTAAACAAATTTATATATTCAATTATTTTAATTGTTTTATCCATATTATCTTTATTAATATTTAACCCAACAGTTAAAAATTCTAATGGATAATAATATCTAAGATATGCACAAATATAACCAATATAACTATAAGCTTGGGCATGGTTAACAGAAAAAAGATAATCACTAGCATCATTAATAACTTCTAAAAAACTTATAATAATTTCTTCTGCTTCTTCTTTAGAAGTATTATAATTTTCTTGCATTGTTTTAATAAATCCATCTTTAATTTTAGGTATATATTGCTCCGTACCTGTCTTTTTGGCAAAACCACGCCTGACTAAATCCGCTTCTCCCATTGAAAAACCACAAAATTTATTTAGAAATTCAATAATTTGCTCTTGGAAGACTAAGAAACCATTTGTAGATTTTAATAAATCATTTAATGCTTCATGACCATTATCATTAAATTCTCCATTTGCTAACGCATTTCTATAACTATCTCCTGCTGGTCTAATAGCACCATTGCCAACGGAAAATAAATCAATATATTTAAAATTAGAATTTCTCTTTTTTATTTTATCAATTGTTTCTTTACTAAATAATTGTTTATAGTATGAATGGGCATAATCTCCTTCCCATTGGAAAATTAATAATCCACTATTATGAATGCTATCCCATACTTTTTGATCAGTATCATTAATATTATCTGGAGTTAATCTTTCTATATTTGCTAATTTACACGTTTCATTTATTAATTCAATACTATCTAAACCCAACAAATCAAGTTTAACAAAATTTAAACTATCTAATTCTTTCATATTCAATTGAGTAATAGGATATTTATTAGTTGTTGTTGAAAAAGTACCGATAACACCTTCAATTGGAAATGGAGAAATTACCGTCCCGCAAGGGTGAAATGAAACTGACGTTACTACACCCTTTAATAAATCAACATATTCAAATAATTCAGGATATTCATTTCTTAAACTATTTTCTTGTCCATTATCAAATCTTTCGCAGATTATATTAACTTCTTCTAAATCCATTTTTAATCCTCTGCCAACATCTCTAATAGCACCCTTATCAGCTATAGTATTAAAAGTAATAATATCTGCACAATATAATCCTTCTTTATTATAGATATACTCTTTTACTAAACCACGTTGAGAAGGAGGATAATCTGTATCTATATCACTTAACGATATTCTTTCTGGATTCATAAATCTTTCAAAACTCAAATTATGTTTAATACTATCCATGTAAGTAATATTTAAAAGGTATGCTATATATGACCCTGAAACAGAACCTCTTGAATAGCCATACTCAATACCATTATCCCTGCACCAAGATTTTATATCATCTTCTAATAATAAATAATCTACTGCCCCATTTTTAATATAAGTTTGGAACTCGTATTTAATTCTTTCTTTAATGTCTTTATTAATTTTTATTCCAGATTGCTTAATATGTTGTTTTATTTTATCTAATAGAACTTTATTATTATTCTGGTAAAGTTTAGGATATTTATGACTTTTATCAAGAGTAAAATCTTCTACCATATCAAATAATAGATTAGTATTTTCAATTGCTTGCATATAATATTTTTCATCTATTGCATTTTGTTTTTTATATGCCTCAATTAATTCATCATATGATTTAAACGATAAATCCCAACCTTCTTCATTATCAAAATATGTGTTTTTTGATGCTTGAAGAATTTTTCTTCCTTCTGCATATAATTCATTTAAATAATGAGTGTCTGTCCCTGCTATTAATGGAATACTAAACTTGTTAGATATTTGAATTAATATTTTATTATAATCAGATTGTTGAAATACATTATGATGCTGAATTTCTAAAAAACACCTATGTTTATTCAAACTTAAAAAATTAACAAAATCTTTTTTTAATTCATTTGAACCATTGCCTAATATTCCACCTAAACAAGCAGTAGAAATAATAATATTATCACTAGTATTTTTTAATTCTTGATATGTGATTCTTGGTTGATAATAAAATCTTTCAATTTCATCTAACACTTTAACTTCTGATCTATTAAATGATTTACTAATTAATTCATTCAATTCAAGAAAACCAGTATAATTCCTAGCAATAAGAATACAATGGTAATTATCTCTTTGTTTATTATTAATGTCTTCCGTAATATATGCTTCTATTCCGTGAATATATTTCATGCCTAACTTTTCAACATATTCTTTTTTATGTAACCACTCATATACATTGCCATGTTCAGAATAACATATAGCTTTCATATTTAATTCTTTAGCTTTATTTGCATAATCTTGAAAACTATTTACACTATCCATAGTTGTTGTTGGATTACTTAACATTGTATGACAATGAAAAACTATGTAATTACCGTCCATTATTTCCTCCGAATCATAAAATTTCATCAAGCCAATCTAAATCTAAACTATCTTTTTTATTATCTAATATTCCTAATAAATCATCTTGACTATTATTTTCAAGTTCTTCTAAATATCTTTTATAAGGTAGATGCAAATTTGCTGAATACCCGCTCAAATTAGCATGATAATAACTACTTTCTTTAGTAACATCACGCCAAAATAAGTTTTTATCTTTTGTCTTTTTAAACTCATTTTCCTTTTCTATTATTTCCTTAATTATATTTATAATATTATTCTTATGTTGATTAATAATTTCTTCGTTAATCTCTACTTCAACATAACAATCATCTATCTTAAATGTATCTTGAACTTCCTGTGGTAAATATTNTATACTATTTGTATTAATCATTTGCTGTAAATAGTTTTCTATTTCCTCTTCCGAATAACCAAAATGCTTTAACCATGTTTTTGTATTAGATTGAAGTTTTTCACCTATCGCATTTCTTTCTATTTGCCTTACTTTTATGTTACCATTTTTTTGAGTATAGGTAACATCAACATATTTCATAAAATTAAATCTAATAATTATATCTTCGTATGGTATATTGTTTTTTTGATGAATACCTTCGCCATATAATAAAAGTTGGCCTGAATTATCTATTAATTTTTGTCCTTTATATATAGATGATGTTTTCCAATCAGTAATAATTATTTTTTTCTTTGCATATCTTTTTTCGACATTTAGAAAATCTATATAACCTTGGAAGTATTGATTTCCTACTTTAATCAATATAAATGGTTCAATAATAGGCTTATCGGTAACTCTTTTGTGATTTAAGAAGAAATGTTTCATACAATCTTCATACTTTTTTGCTATTTTTTCATTTTTATCTTTATCTAATCTATCATATAATAACCCCATTATATTAAATTCAAATAATTTATCTTCATATTCTTCCAGCATTTGTTTGTTAGTTAATTCATTACGATAGAATTTCTCTATTAATTCATGGGCGCACGAACCCGACACAGAATAAATACTATCATTTCTATCTTCTGGTATGTGTAGTATATATTTAAGAAGATATGTGTATGGATCGGTCATATATGTATTAATTCGACTCCATGACCACAATCTATCAACGCCTAATTCCTCTTTTATTTGCTCTAATTCTTCATAACTTTTTCTTCCCATTATTTATCTCCTTTAAGTATTCTCTGTGTTCTTTTTCATCATATTTTATTTTGTGTTTAAATAAATAATTAAATATTTTGTTTGACATATCGCCAGGGCTATCTTTTTTGCCCATCAAATCATATTTATCATATATATAATAAACATTGCGTATTCCATAAAACTTACTACATTCAGAACGTATATGCTGTAATGAAACATCTTTATCATAACAAACTACAATATCACAATTGATGCCAATGAGAATTTTCACCTGCTCATCGCTTAAATTATGCGAACCTACTGCCACCCCCGTACCATCTAATCTACTATGACGCTTGAGTACGACCTTCTCAGATTCATATACGCAACAATATCTTTTTTCTTGTATAGTTTTCCAATTCTCTTGTAAGCCATATAGATTTAAACTTTTCTTATATGCTTTAAGAGGATAATATTTGGGAATATCCAATAAATCATAAGACTTTACAGTAGTACGCCCTATAATTCCTATATAATCATCTTCTTCTCCCGCCCAATATCTAACTGGAATAACTATTCTTTTATGTTTATGACTATAACCAATATTAAATTTCTTTCTAGTAAATTCAGTTATCCCATCTTCTCTAACCCAGTCAATATGTAACACCGGTTCATATTCTTCTATAATAGAACTGTCATAAATCTCAATATCATTTATATTAACTTTATTTCTTTTTCTTTTTACTTTTTTAAATATCTCTAATGGGTCTATTTTATCTGTCTTATCTTTACTTTCCTGTCTACTATTATATTGATATTTCAGTCCTAATAATTTATGCAAATATTTAACACTCTCTACAAATGATAAATTCATATTGTATCCCACTAGTGTTATCAAATCAGCAGGTTTGCCTATATTTCTAGTGTAATTGATACATCCTAAATTTTCATCATTATAAACGTTGATAGCTGTTTTATTATCACCATCACCGTCTTGATTAGGTATATTAGCACAACTATAGTATTTTTTATTTTGATGATATTTAATTGAATGGCAACCAATACTTTCTAATATAAATTCAATTTTACCCTCTTTATATATATACTCTTTCAATTCTTGTATTGTCATCATTTTATTATAATATCACCTACTTTTATTTTGTTAGTATATTGTTTAACAAATTTTAGCAAGAATTCCCCCACTTCTAAGCGTTAGCGTAAGTGGCGGGTAGTTGATTTACCAGTCCTGTGGTATGTTACAAATGCCCAATTCTTTATATGTATTAAGTGATAAGTCATATTCTGCAATAATTTGAAATTGATTCGTTGCCCCGAATCTGTTTTTAGTAATAAATACTATTAAATACCTTTTATCCTTACTTAATCTAAATGGGATTTTAGTCAATCTTCTCTTTCCTTCAAGTCTATACCCTTTAATTTCAGATTTTCCACCTTCATATTCATCATCAAAAGGCTGTCTAATCATAAGATTTGCCGACATAACATCTACAATACTTTTCGCCAATCCAATTTCATTATTTGTATAATACCTTTGTTTTGTTGCTATTTTTCCTAATTGATAAGTAACTAATAAACAAACATTTTTGGCTGTAGGTTTTATAACGTCATAAAGCTTCACTAAATCCCTTTGCATCTCAAGCCATGTTTTATCTGATTTACTATCAGCACTTTCTTTTAGTGTATCAATACAAAAATATTTAACCCCACCTAAAGATGAGTATTTTTTTATGATTTTAATAGCCATATCCGTTGTATAGCTTTCTAATGGTATTATGGTTATATTCTTATTTTCTTTTTTTTCTTCAAGCCAATTAGCACATTTTCTTAATATCTCCATTGTCTCTTCGTCAAAATTACCATCTCTCAAGATATATTTATGCAGATTTTCCTTATAAACATTATTAGCCACCCAAATAATTAATTCACGTTGAATTTTAGTTTCATCTTCTTCATTAATAATAAAAACAACTTTTTCATTGTATTTTAATACAGAAGGTAATAACCAATTAACGGCAGTAGTTGACTTTCCTGCGCCTGACAAACCGCCTAAGCCATAGATATTACCTACGTTTAATCCCGATATTTCTTTATTTAAAATATTGCAATTGTGAAGTGGTAAACCTATATTAGAACCTTTATCCAGCTCGTCAATCAATTCATTTATTCCTTCGCAAGCATTATAACTTTCAATTTTTCCTTCAGCATTTACAAATACATGGTTTAACTGTGCCTCAAACATATCATATATTTCCGTTGTACTCATATCTATAAAGTCTTTTATTTTATCATGTACTGGAAATCTTCTTGCTAATAGTTGTAAAACTGCATTCCACTTATTTAATTCATTAATATAACCACTTATATTTTCTATCTCTATATATTCTTTAGCTTTTTCAATAGTGTCATAACCGCCATATTCATCATATTTTTGCTTTAATTTAAGATGTTTTTCAAGATACAACCCAACAGTAATATCATCTAATACCTTTTTTTGCTCCTTAACAATAATGTCATAGCCTATAATAAAATATACTCGCCATACATTATTACTAAAACTTTTAATATTCAATTTATTATATGTAAAATATAAATCTGGATTTTTATATAATGAAGCCACTATATTAGCTTCGCAAGCTAACTTATACTCTTGAACTTTCTTACTTGCCTTAACTAATTCTTTTTCTAAAACGCTTAATTCTTGTCTTTTTTCTTTTGCCATTTATACACCATCCAACTACCACAATTCTTCTAATTCTTTATTAAATTTTTTATGTATGTTTTTATTTTTATAATTTGCACCTTCATGTATTATATTGTCTACTGATATACTCTTAATTTCTTCTTCTGATTTTTTAACTTGTTTCAATCTATTAACTACATCATTTATTTCATTTTCTATTATTAACATTATAGTATTAAACTTATGTTGTTCATTTTTAAAATTAGAGGATTGAACTATATTTTGGATTTTCATTTTATTAATCTTGAAGGTATATAAGATATGTAAATAATCATATTGAGCCATAGAATTTGTTTTATTATTAGCTATAAATTTTCCATCTTTTAAACCAATAAGGCGTAAAACCATATATTTAGGTAGTTTCTGCTTGTCATCATAGCCAAATATCTCTTTTTTTATATATTGATATAACTGGTCAAATTTTTCTTTTTCTTCCGTGTTTATTCTACTCATTTATTACCACCCTAATATAATTGATTTTAAAGGGGATTAATTATATAACCCCCTTTTTCACATTATTATTTAAATTTATATTTAAGAATTACACAAGAACTCTTAAAAACTCTACCAACTCTTCAATTTTTTCTACTTCACAGTTTTCTATTTCTTTTGGCACTATCTTTAATTCTTTTAATTTCACCGTAACCTTTTTAACCTTATCAGAATCATCTCTGATAATAGTCATTAAAGATTTAAATTCAGTAATTAGTTCTTTGACTTTTTGTTCTTCTTTTGTTTTTATGATTTCTTCTCTCTTTTTTATAGCTTCTTGCTCAACTATTTTATTTTTTTCAATTTCTTGCTCATTTCTTGTTTCTTCTATAGATTTTGCATTGGGTTGTTTTTTATACTCTATTTCAATAGCGTCTGTAATAGCTTTGATAAATTCATCTGCATCTAATGGTATTTCATTTATAATGTCTGCAAATCTAGATTTTGAATCTATATTGAAATTATCATCTCTAAATGTAATTATCCTAGACTCGCCTTTTACCTTACCAACAATTTCATCTTTACCTCTAAAATCTTTTTTACCAGTTTTTATTTGTGCTATCTCTCTATCTATCGAAGCTACACCTAGTATATGAAGTTTGGTTTTTAATGCATTAAAATACCTTTGTGGCATATTTGTTGTTAAAATATCATATTCAATTCCACTAATTTGATCAGTCATTGTCCGATTCTTTGTGTGTCCGATAATAAACATAGAAACTCCTACTTTTTTTAACTCCCACAGTCTATTAAGAATTAATTCTATTGCCTTATCTTCACCACGCATATCATGCAACCCACTATTTCTAATGGACATGGACTATATCTTCATCCTTTTAATTCGGATGCTTTGCGCTTCGAGTGGTAGCAATATCCACCCTACTCTACTCGGTTACTCACTATTATACCCTTATAATAGCTACCCTTTCGATAGTCTCTTGACCTTTTGATTAATTAGATTTTAAACCATCTATATATACTCAAATCTCCAACCCTTATATGTCTTTTGTTTACCAATCAAACACGAACGTATATATTCCCTATTTAAATTATGCTCTTTAGCAAACCGTGCATTACTATCATGGTAAAATATTTCGCCACCTGGAGATGTTGCTTTGAATTCTTTGTTTTTTCGTGTATTGCTATTTTGTATCTCTGAAGTTACCCACCTACAATTGTCTGGCGTATAATCTCCATCATAGTCAACTCTATCAATACTTAAAGCCTCTTGATATCCATTACTTATTGACCAATTATAAAAATTTAAAAAATCATCCCATTCTCTACAAACTCTAATACCTCTACCACCGTAATACTTATAAGTATTTGAGTTTGGGTTATTGCACCGTTTTCGCATACCCTTCCAAATATTATATATTCTAGTATTTGACATCCCATGTTTAGTCATTCTTTTAGATGTCTTTTCTCTGCTATAGCAACCACAGGACTTGGTGTGACCCGATTTAATATCACTATAAAAAACAATTGCCTTGTTGCCACACTCACACTCAACCTCAACACGTCTAGCCCCTGTTTTTTGTGTGCCTAAATCTTTGACTATTTCAAGTCTATTGAATTTTTTCCCGATTATATTATTTTGTTTAAAAATGTATCATCACCTCCATTATAACCATTTTTTATAACCATTTTTATAATTATTTTTTAATAATCTAATTAATCAACTTGGCACAGGATTAACTTCAACTTAATGGTCAGCCTCCCCTGTTAGCCTATTTATTCAACATCATTTCCTATGTTTACTAAATCGTTAAATAGACACCTGTTTGCAATCACAGTTCACAAAGTTTTCTAGTATATTATTTCTAATATACGTGGGCTAATTTTACCTAACCCACCAAATGCAGCTTTAATTGATTTAACTGGTTTATCAGGATATTCTCTATTATGCAATCTTACAACCTCTGGTTCAGCAATATTAAATAATTCATCTAAAGTATCCCAAATAATAACTTTTAAATTCTTATAATCTGTAAGTTTATTTTCTATAATATCCTCTGTAAATTCATCAAATGTATCCCAATCAGGAATATCTTCATATATCACGCCCGATATTGCATCTATACCATCTTCTTTTCCGCAGTTTGCCAATATATACCCATCTTCACCAACCAGTTTTTCACATACTTCTTTTGCAAGGGTAGATTTTCCAATACCACTTAATCCTATCAATCCAATATTATAAGCTAATGGGTCGATTTTTATTATATTTTTCTTTCCGAATTTTCTATTACCGCTCAATCTATTTTTTACCTCCATGTTTTTAATTTAAAGTAAAAGAGGGAATACCCTCTATTACTTTAATCGTCTTCACCTAACAATTTATCCAAATCATCTAAGCTATATTCTTCATTATCATCTTCGTCATTACTATTATCTTTATCTGAAGCCTTACCCTTACTATCATCATCATCGTCTTCATTGATTAATTGACTTAAAAATATCAAATCGTCAAATTTATATTTATTATCTGTCCTAATAATGGTCGGGGTTTTATCATCGCCTTCCCCAACTATTCTAATTACAGGCTTTCTAATGACCATTTTTTTCTCTCTTGTATTTCCAACAGCACATTTAGCCAAAGCTTCTTCTTCTGTGTAAGCACCTAATTCAATAAGTTCTTTAATATCATCTGGCACATCATCAAGAGTAATATTAATTTTAGCTTGCCCTTCTATAATATCTCCTTCAACTAATAATTCATTAACATTATCTTTCTTTGCCTTGAATAATTTATTAGCAAGTTTTGTGCCTTTTTCTAATTCAGTTTCAGATATATTAAATTGAAATGTTTTAGGAAATGCTACATTTTGTCTGATTTCTTGTTTGTTTTCTCCGTATTTACCAACATAATCAACAACATAAGCATTAATAGGAAATGAACTAGATTCCTTATCATATTTATCTAGACTATCTTTATCAATAAGAATTGTCTGTTGGAAAGTTGCTGAATATTTAGAAGGATTATCTGCTTTTGATAGAAATACTGATGTTACTTCTTTCTTAACCTGAGTATTACCTTGATAAGATGAATATTTTAAATTGCCTTTAACATTAATTACTGTACCCTCTTCAAGATTTTCCTTAATGTATTCAATTGCATCATAAGCAGATAAGAATTTCTTAGAAAAAGTTTTGCCTTTATTATCTTTTTCAAGTCCTACAGTAATAAAACACTGGTTTCCTATCTCTTCAATAATATCCTCATCAAATCTGTCATCCCAATCTACTGT